ATACAGGTCCAAAAGGTCAAAAAGGTCAAGCAGGTGATATAGCAAGTGCAGCACCAACAGGTGCGGCAGGTGATACAGGTCCACAAGGTCCACAAGGTGACCAAGGTGATACAGGAGAAAGTGGCGACGCAGGTGATACAGGTGACCAAGGTCAAAAAGGTTCTAAGGGTCCACAAGGTCCAACAGGTGCAGCTGGTGCAAAAGGAGTAACGGGTCTTCAAGGTGACCAAGGTGACCAAGGTTCAACAGGTGCAGCAGGTGATACAGGTCCACAAGGACCAAAAGGAGCAACAGGTGCAGTAGGTTCAGGTGGTGGAACAGGTAACGCCGGAAATAAAGGTTCAAAAGGTGAAGTAGGTACTTCAGGTGACCAAGGTTCAACGGGTTCAGCAGGTGCAACAGGTGAAACAGGTGATACAGGAGCAACAGGTGCACAAGGTGGGACAGGTCCAAAAGGTGATTCAGGAGCAGGTGGTGGAACAGGTGACCAAGGTGCACAAGGTTCTACAGGTTCAACAGGTGACGCAGGTAATAAAGGTGATAAAGGACAAAAAGGTGTAGGTGGTGGACAGGGTAACCAAGGAGAGACAGGTAATGCAGGTGCAAAAGGTACAAAAGGTTCAGGTGGTGGAACAGGTAATAAAGGTAATCAAGGTTCAACAGGTGCAGTAGGTGATACGGGTCCAAAAGGTTCTAAGGGTCAAAAAGGTGTAACAGGTCCAACAGGTGCAGCAGGTGACCAAGGTGGTGATGGTGATGATGGTGACCAAGGTGCACAAGGTTCTACAGGTTCAACAGGGGCAGCAGGTGATAAAGGACAAAAAGGTGAACAAGGTGTTAAAGGTTCAAAAGGTGACTCAGGTGCAGGTGGTGGAACAGGTGATAAAGGAGCGACAGGTCCACAGGGTGATAAAGGTGGAGTAGGAGCAACAGGTAGTGCAGGTGACGAGGGTCCACAAGGGGCACAAGGACCAAAAGGTCCAACAGGTGAAACAGGTGACGCAGGTAATAAAGGTGATAAAGGACAAAAAGGTTCTCAAAATAAATTTACAGCACCTACAGGTGAAACGGGTGACGCAGGTGATAAAGGAGCGACAGGTCCACAGGGTGATAAAGGTGGAGTAGGAGCAACAGGTGACGCAGGTGATACAGGTCCAGCAGGTAATACAGGTCCAAAAGGTGCAGTTGGTTCGGGTGGTGGAACAGGTAATGCTGGAAATAAAGGTTCAAAAGGTGACTTAGGTACTTCAGGTAATCAAGGAACAACAGGTAGTGCGGGTGCAAAAGGTGAAAGAGGTGACCAAGGAGCAACAGGTAATAAAGGTAACATAGGTAATACAGGTAACGCAGGTGATACAGGTCCAAAAGGTCAAAAAGGTCAAGCAGGTGATATAGCAAGTGCAGCACCGACAGGTGACGCGGGTGACCAAGGTGGTGATGGTGATGATGGTTCACAAGGTCCACAAGGTGACCAAGGTAATCAAGGTCCATCAGGTGATTTAGGTTCAAGTGGTGACCAAGGTGCAGTAGGTGATACAGGAGAAACGGGTAACGCAGGTGATACAGGTCCAAAAGGTCAAAAAGGTGCATTAGGTGTTCAAGGTCCAAAAGGTGATTCAGGAGCAGGTGGTGGAACGGGTGATAAAGGAGCAACGGGTCCACAAGGTGATAAAGGTGAAAGAGGTGTAACAGGTGACGAAGGTGATGAAGGTCCTCAAGGACAAAAAGGACAAAAAGGTGAACAGCCTGGTTCATCAGGTGGTGGTGGTCACGAAGGTGATAAAGGACAAAAAGGTGCATTAGGTTCAGGTGGTGGAACAGGTGATGTAGGAGCAGCAGGTGATAAAGGACAAAAAGGTGCATTAGGTGCAACAGGTGATGGTGGTGATACAGGTGACGCCGGAAATAAAGGTGATAAAGGACAAAAAGGTGCAGTAGGTGCAACAGGTGATGATGGTAAAACAGGTCATGCAGGTGATAAAGGTTCTAAAGGTTCTAAAGGTCTAACAGGGTCAGGTGGTGGAACAGGTGACGCAGGTAACAAAGGTCAAAAAGGTGAAACAGGTGCAAAAGGACTTAAAGGTAATATCATAACAGGTGGTGGATATTTTGAAATACTACCCAATGGTAGACTAACATTTAAACAAAATGGTTGGACATCAGGTGACCCAATATATTATATTAAAACTGCAAATAGTGGTAGTTTCGTATAATATTTATTAAAATAATTTTCATATTTATATAAAAGACTAAAAAAAAAGTTATGAACGGTAATTTCTCATTTGATAGAAACACACATAGACAAGATGTAAGTTTTATTGACTACTATTGGTTTAAAGGAGCATTTACTCCACAAGAATTAGTTAATATAGAAAAAATGACAAACGCGATTCCATTTGAAGACGCGGTAACAGGTGAGGGTGATAACTCTAAAATATCTGATTATAGAAAGTCAAGAATAAAATGGTGTCCACAAAATCAAGAGTGGGCATGGGTATATAATAAACTTCATGATTATATAAAAGAAGCAAATGATTTAATGTGGAAGTTTGATTTATCTACAATGAATGAATCAATTCAATATACAGAATATTATGGTAACAATGAAGGTGGTTATAAATGGCACATGGATTGTGGTGAAGAAATACAAGCACAAAGAAAAATATCTGTAACAGTTCAACTTTCAGATTCACATGACTATGAAGGTGGTGACTTAGAGTTCAATTTGGGTAGAGAAATGGTAGCACCAAGGTCTCAGGGAGCAGCAGTTATATTCCCATCATTTTATTTACATAGAGTAACCCCCGTAACAAAAGGTGTAAGAAAATCTTTTGTATTATGGGTAGGTGGTGAACCATATAGATAATTTAGTATGAAAACAAGTTTACCCACAGCATTAATATATGGTTGGGATAGGTTTGGTGAAATTAGATTAGAATCAGATATCTATCACGAAGAGAATCTATATGAAGAAGTTATTCTTTATTCATATGATTCAACTAATGATTTTAAAAAACATTTTGCAAAACATAGACCTGATATCATTGTCGTAATTGGTGAACTTGGAAATAATATTTTACAAATGGGACATCATACAATGATATCAAGTAAAATATGGACATATGATAATATTCCACCTGATAATATTTTAGCTAATGATGTAGTTTGTCAATCAACATTTTGGGCATGTAAATCACAAAAAGAAGTATATGGAAATGAAGATAAACCAATACTATCTGTATTTACTCCAACTTATATAACAAATGAGAGAATATTTAGAACATATGAAAGTTTAGTAAATCAAACTTATGAAAATTGGGAATGGGTTGTTGTAGATGATTCACCACTAAATGAAAATAAAACTTGGGAATATCTTGAAGATATTGCAAGTCAAGATTATAGAGTTCATATACATAAAATGATACCAACTTCAGGTGGAAATGTTGGTGAAGTAAAACATAGAGCAGCTATGTTGTGTAATGGTGAGTGGTTATTTGAATTAGACCACGATGATTGGTTGATTTCAACTTGTTTAGAAGATGTATTTAAAGCAAGTAAGAAACACCCTGATTCAGGATTTATCTATACAGACGTAACTGAAATTAATAAAGATGAATCACCAAGACAATATGGTGTTATAGGTGATGATTGGTATGCTAATCCAAAAAATAAGTTTGCATTTGGATACGCAGGACATACTTGGGAAACAAGAGATGGTAAGGAGTGGTTAGTACACCATTATCCTGAAATGAATCCTAAAACAATTAGATTTAATATTGGTATGCCAAACCATTGTAGAATTTGGAATAGAGATACTTATCATAAGGTAAGAGGACATAGTAGAAATATATCAGTAGCAGATGATTATGAATTAATTGTAAAAACATTTTTAGAAACTAAATTTATTCATCTTAAAAAAATGTTATATGTACAATATAATAACGGTGATTCTACTGTTGATAATAATGTAATTGATATAAATCGTAGAGCAAGATTAATTAGAGATTATTATGACCCAATGATTCATAAAAGAATAAAAGAATTAGGTGGCTTTGATTGGAGTTGGAATGAAAAAGAAGGTCGTTGTTATCAATTACAAAGTTGGATGGATAGAACAAGATATTACGACAAAGAAGAAGTTTTAAATTATATAGTAGAGTAAAAATATGAAAATACTAATTTATGTAGGTTATCAAAAAGAATCAGTTAACAAAGAATATTGGTTAAGTAAAGGAATGGGTGGTTCTGAATATTGTGTTATGAAACTTTCAGAACAATTCGCAAATAATGGACACGATGTAACAATAACAGGTGGAATTACTGACCAAGATGTTGACGGTGTCAAATATAGAAGTATAGAAAGTTTTATTAATAGTGGTGAAAACTATTTTGACATTGTAATATCTACAAACTATATACACTACATTCAAATGTTAGAGGATTTTGAAATAGACTATGGAAAATCTTATTTTTGGATTCATAATGAAGAATTCTATACTTGGTATAATGGTGTAGAATTACCGAATGAAGGATTAGATTATCTAAATCATGATAAGTTAGATAAGATAATAGCAGTATCAGAATGGCAAAAAAATATATTAGTTGAAAAATATAGTTTAGAACCATCTAAAGTTAGTGTAATAGGAAACGCAATAAGTCCAAGTGATTTTGATGATATTAATCAAGAAAAATATAAGAATAAAGTAATTTATACATCATCACCTGATAGGGGATTAGCACAATTACTCGATATATGGCCTAAACTTAAAAAAATTAATCCTGAATTAACTTTGTGGATAGCAGCACCACCTTATACAAAAGATTGGGATTTTTCTTTATTAAATACTTTACCACTTGATGTAAGATGGTTAGGTCATTTACCACCAAGTGAATTATATAAACAAATAAAATCTTCAGAGTATTGGATTTATCCATCAACATATCCTGAAACTTATTGTATAACGGCACTTGAAATGATGATGGGTAGAGTTAAACTAATATCAACAGATACAGCAAATCTAAAAACTTTATTAGATGGAAAATGTGGTTTAATTAGGTCAGATTTATCTGAACCTTTAATGAAGGAAACAATAATATCTTCATATGTATTTTTAAAAGACAACGAAAAAGTAGCAGAAAAATATCTAAATATAGCAGAAGGTTTTGCAAGACAACAAACTTGGGAAGTTAGATATAATGAGTGGATGGGAGTAATAGAAGGTGTTTCACAAAATGAATCTTTAAATACAAAAAGATTACATCCTGAACTTTATAATTATTGGAATAATAAAGAGGAATGGGTAAATAAATTCATTACATACTCAGCAAGAACAAAAGAATGGGATTTGATAGTAGACGAACCATTTGATAATTGTTTTTCTTTTCCTTTATTTACACCCGAGTTTTGTACAATGATTCGTGAAGAAGCAGAACATTCTGATTCATGGACAATAGATAGACACGAAAACTATCCTACAACAGATATGGTTTTACAGACTATAGAAATGAATGACATATATAATGATGTCCTAAAAGAGTTTGTAATGCCATTGTCAATTTATATGTGGGGATTAGAAGGTAAAGGTTGGGATTCTATGAAAGCTGAAAACTTTTTAGCAAAATATGTACCAACAGCACAAGGACATTTATCTATACATCATGATAAAGCAGACGTTACTTGTTTAATACAATTGTCAGACTTAAATGAATATGAAGGTGGTGGTACTTGGTTTAGACGACAAAAGAAATTAATTAAGAATAATATTGGTTATGCAACCCTACATCCTGGCAACATAACTCACAAGCATGGGGCAAGAGCAGTAACAAAAGGGACACGTTATATAATAGTTTCGTTTATGGAAAATGGGGAAAGGTAAGTTTGTCCATATTTATATACATAAAGGGGATTTAAAATGGCAGTAAATATACCAATATGGCCTGGTTCAGGTTCGTTTTCAAGTGGTTCATCAACTCCTTTCGGATACTTTGATGGAGATAGTTCATTTCAAAGTGACGCACCGAAAGTAGCAGAATGGTGTGCTAAAAGATTAGGATATCCAATCATAGATGTTGAATTACAGGATATAAACTTTTTTGCGTGTTTAGAAGAAGCAACAAATGAATATTCTTCACAAGTAAATCAATACAGAGCCAAAGAAAACTTGTTATCATTAAAAGGTAACTCCTTAGATTTAGATTTAAAAGATACTGAAATTGCTACTAACTTAGGTGGTGTAGTAAATATTGCAAAAGATTACGGTACTGAAGCAGGAAGTGGTGGTAGAGTAACTGTATATACAGGTTCTTTTGAAATGGTTGGAAATCAACAAATTTATGATTTGGGTGATGACGCAAATGTAAACTTAGAAAGTGGTTCAGTATCAAATGGAATTACACTAAGAAAAGTATTCCATACACAACCACCAGCAATAATAAGATATTTTGACCCGTTTGTAGGAACAGGTCTTGGTTCTCAACAAATGTTAAATACATTTGGATGGGGAGCGTATTCGCCAGGTGTATCGTTTATGATGCAACCCATGTTTGATGACTTATTAAGATTACAAGCGATTGAATTTAATGATTACATAAGAAAATCTTCATTCGGATTTCATGTAGATGGACAGAGAGTAAAATTATTCCCTGTTCCAACAACAGGTGACGCCGGAAAAAAAGTATACTTTAATTATACATTAGAAAGTGAAACTAAATCACCAATCGCAAATTCAAACGTTGTGAGTGACTTATCAAACGCACCATTTGGAAGATTAACATATACTAATATTAATAGTTCAGGTAAACAGTGGATTGCAAGATATTCATTAGCATTAGCAAAAGAGATGTTAGGAGCAATCAGGTCTAAGTTTAGTAACATTCCAATACCTGGCTCTGAAATAACACTTGATGGTGGTGATTTAAGAAGTGAAGCATCTGCAGAAAGAGAAACACTAATCACAGAATTAAAAGAAATGTTAGAGGCAACTTCACGAAGAGCATTAATGGAAGCGAAAAAAGAAGAATCTGAATTTTTAGAAGAAACTTTAAATAGAGTTCCAAGACCAATTTTTATAGGATAGCAAATGGCATTGTTTGGTGGACAAAGAGACATGGACTTGTTCAATAAAGTGAACAAAGAACTCATTACCGATATTGTAGATACGGAAATCTATTATTATATGGTAGTGGTAACTGATACAAAAGCAAACCTATACGGTGAAGGAAAAAATAAAGTATTTCATAATCCAATAAAAGTACCCGCGTTAGTAGAAAGAAATCAAGCAGCACAAATATCTGATGACTTCGGTCAATCATATAGTCGTGAGGTTCAATTTAGATTTCTAAGACAACAGTTAGTTGATAGAGAGTTGGTACCTGAAGTTGGTGATATTATACAATGGAATAATGAATACCATTTAGTAGACGCAGCATATTCATATCAGTATTTTGCAGGAAAAAATCCTAAGTATTGGGATGGTGGTGAAACTCAAGGTTTAAATGTATCTATTATATGTGATACTCACGTTTCAAGACAAACAAGTATTAAATTAGCAGAAACAAGATTTGGTAATTCAAACCAAAATGATAATGAAGTACCAATAGGACTATAAGATGGCAACAAAATATAGAAACGAAGATAAATCAAAACCGAATATAATTCAGACTAAATCGTCTACGTCACTTGATAAAAAATTAAATAAAGCAAAACAAGTTCGTAGAGATAAAGATAAGATGAAGAATTTTTCTGTCGGTATTTACGACATTGATTCTGCATTTAAAACATTTTTAGAAAAAGATGTAAAACCAACGGTTGAGGATGATGGAAGATTTTATCCTGTACCTGTAATGTATGCTTCACCTGAAAAATGGTCAAGTGCACAAAGAGATGGTTTTATGAAAGATGAAAACGGTATGATGTTAACACCCGTGATTGTCTTTAGAAGAAATAGTCTTTCTATAAACACTGATATGATGAAGTTAAAAGTTGCAGAAGGTGGTGAAGACGCATATCAAGCATTTGAAAGAAAATATACAAACGTAAACAAATATGACCAATTTTCAGTTTTAACAGGTGAAGTTCCAAAAAAAGAATTTATGTCTGTTGAAAGACCTGACTATGTAAACTTAGAATATGAAGTTATAGTTTGGTGTGATTATATGGAACAGGTAAATAAAGTAGTAGAACAAATTGTATTCTTTCAAGGAAGGTCTTTCGGTGAAAGATATAAGTTTGTAATAAAGGGTGATTCTTATTCATTTGAGACTACAGCAGAGATGGGACAAGACAGAATTACTAAAGCTAATATTACGTTAACAACAAAAGCGTATATAGTACCTGAATATAAAGGTAAAGCTAACAGTACAACAAGAAGAATTTCAGTTGGAAAAGTGTCTTGGGGTGAAGATAATTCATTATCTGGCTATAATTCTATTAAAATTAGTGGTAATGAATAATTTTTACATATTTATATAAGTAAGTTAAAATAAAGTAATGTTATGGCAGAAAAAGTTATTAAAGAATTCTCAAAAGAAGAGAAGAGTAAAATTGAAGATATTCAGACAAAGGTTTTACAAATAACAGCAAGATTGGGTGAAATAGAAATTGACGTAAACACCCTTGAAACGCAGTTTTCAAATTTAAAACAAGAAAAGATAAATTTGATGAAATCTTACTCTGAATTAAAAGTAGAAGAACAAACGTTAGCAAGTGGATTAAGAGAAAAATATGGTGAGGGAACTTACGATATTACAACAAATCAGTTCACACCTAACAAATAAGTATTCGTTTTCAAAATTTTTGGAGTATTTATATAAAGGTAAACCAAAGATTTTAATTTAGGAGAAAATAATGGCAGAAAGAATTGTTAGTCCAGGCGTATTCACAAGAGAGAAAGACCTCTCATTTTTACCTCAAGGGATAGGTGAAATAGGTGCAGCGTTAGTAGGACAAAGTATTAAAGGTCCTGCATTCGTACCAACGAAGGTAGAATCTTTTCAAGAATTTCAACAAGTATTTGGTGGATTAACTGAAGATTCATATTTACCATATACAGCACAATCTTATTTAGAAGAAGCAGGAACTGCAACAATAGTAAGAATTTTAGGTGCAAGTGGATATAATGTACAAACATTAAATTTAAGTATATCATCATCTGCAGGTGTGAAGGTAGCAGCGGTATTACACCCAACTACTAAAGTGGCGTTTGCAAACAATGTAAACTCTACAGGGTCACTCGATAAATCTGTAATCACTAACTTAAGTGGTTCTGCAAGTGCACCAACACCTGAAGTATCAGCATCTAATTTCGCTCTATATTTAAGTGCATCAGCCGGAATCAGTGTATTATCAGCATCAGCACAATTAGCAGTACCAACAGGTTCATTAAATCCCACGGCAAACAATTATATAGCTAAGACATTCGGTTTCTCTCCTAAAAACGATGGTCAATATGCATATTTATACAATGAATTTAGTACATTCGCATCTCAATCATTCGCAACGGGTGAAGAAGTAAGATTGACAATTTCTAATTCAAGTATAGATTATACAAAAGCATACTCACACGCAACAACACCTTATATTATATCACAAGATGTATCAGGTGTTACTAAAAACCTATTTAGATTCCACACGTTATCACACGGTAACCCAACAAACTATGAATTTAAAATAGGTATTAGAGATATCAAACCAGCATCAGAGGTGCCTGGTTCTGAATACGGTACATTCTCAGTAATAGTAAGAAGAGTAGATACTTCTAAGATTCCTAACTCTGTATTCGGTCAAACAGTACAAGATACTGATACAAGACCAAATATTGTAGAAGAGTTCTCAGGTGTTAACTTAGACCCTAACTCACCAAACTATATTAAGAGAATTATCGGTGACAAAGAGATTCAAATAGACGCAAATGGAAAAGTAATCTTAAATGGTGACTATCCAAACGCATCTGTAAATATTAGAGTAGAAGTTGACAGTGATGTGGATTCAGGAGCAATGAATTCAACTCTTGTACCATTTGGATTTGCAAAAGTAACATCACCACTTCCAAGTGGAGCAACTTTACCATCACCAACATACAATTTAACACAATCTATAAGTGGTGAATTTAATAAGAGAGCATTCTTAGGATATTCATACGACTTCGTAACTACAGATAACTTAAACTACTTAAGTCCAACTCCTGACGCAAGTTCAACTACAGTTGGTAGTAAGTTCTTATTAAGTAACTGTATCTCAAACGGAGCAGCGATTGCATTGAATGATGGAATTATAGATAATAAAAAATTCTTAGTACCTTTCCAAGGTGGATTCGATGGATTTGAACCAAACAGAACAGTATATGTTGGTTCAAACATTGTAGCAGGAAACTCACAAGGTTTTGACCTATCAGGAGCAACTGCAGCAGGAACGGTAGCATATAGAAAAGCAATTAACGCATTATCAAATCCTGATGAGTATGACTTAAATATGTTAGTACTGCCAGGTGTTATCAATAGATTACACTCTTCAGTAAGTACATTTGCAAAAGATATGGTTGAAGATAGACAAGACGCATTCTATGTAATGGACGCAGGAGCATATCAAGATTCAATATCTACAGTAGTTAACTCATTAAGTTCATTTGACTCAAACTACGTTGGTACTTACCATCCATGGGTTAAAATACTTGATACAGACAAGAATAAACCAATTTGGGTACCACCAAGTGTTGTTATTCCTGGCGTTATAGCATTTAATGACGCAGTTGCAGAACCATGGTTCGCACCAGCAGGTCTTAACAGAGGTGGATTACCAAACGTAATCGAAGTTAAATCAAGATTGACTCATACTGAAAGAGACACATTATACGAAAATAGAATTAACCCAATCGCAACATTTCCTGGCCAAGGAGCAACTGTATTTGGACAAAAAACACTCCAAGCAAAACCAAGTGCACTTGACAGAATAAATGTAAGAAGATTGTTAATAGCATTGAAGAAGTTCATAGCATCATCTTCAAGATATCTAATTTTCGAGAACAATACGGCAGCGACAAGAAACAGATTCTTAAGTATCGTTAATCCTTACTTAGAATCAGTACAACAAAGACAAGGTCTTTACGCATTCCGTGTTATCATGGATGAATCAAACAATACACCTGACGTGATTGATAGAAACATCTTAAAAGGTGAGATATTTATACAACCAGCGAAAACTGCAGAGTTTATAGTACTTGATTTCAACGTACTACCAACAGGTGCAGCGTTCCCTGAAGGATAAAAAATAAAAAAAAGACTATTTATTAGAAAGAGATAATAGGAGACATAAATGGCACAATTATTAGACCCAACAGAAATTATGTTCACGAACTTTGAACCTAAAATGTCAAATAGGTTCATCATGTACATCGAAGGAATACCTGCGTATTTAATTAAAACGTCAGCAAGACCTGAGATTCAGAATGGTAAAGTGACAATCGACCACATTAACGTAAGAAGATATGTTAAAGGTCGTTCAGAATGGCAAGATTTGGCAATCACTCTATATGACCCTGTAGTACCGTCAGCGGCACAAGCAGTAATGGAGTGGGTTAGATTACACCATGAATCAGTAACAGGTAGAGATGGATACTCTGACTTCTACAAAAAAGACATCACATTTAACAGTTTGGGTCCTGTTGGTGATAAAGTAGAAGAGTGGACATTAAAAGGTGCCTACATTCAATCAGCAAACTTCTCTGACATGGATTATACAGGTGAAGACTTAGCAACAGTAGAAATGACACTTACTTACGATTACGCAATTTTACAATACTAATCATAATATTACTTTAATAATAAAAATTGAAACCCACCAATCGGTGGGTTTTTTACTTTTAATTATATACTTATTACTGTATACAATATATGGTTAACCAATATAGGAGTTTAAAATGGCATACAATTTAGTAAGACGTAAAGAAGATAACGTTGTAGAGTGGTTTGGTCACGGTTACACTTGGGTAGATAAAGATAATGGTGGTGAAGCAGCAACCCACTTTACTATTTCAGAGGAAACAGATGAAATGAAACTACCTACTGATGGTTGGGATTATATCGGAAGAGATAAAATCACTATGGATGACGCAGATGTACCTGAGGATAAAGAATCAGGAGCAATCTTAAATGGTTCAGAAGGAAGTTATACTTGGGCATAACACTAAAAATCTTCAAAAAACATTAACCCCCATCTTTTTGGGGGTTTTTTGTATTAATTATTTTGCGATTTCATATATATTATAGTACAGTACAACAAATTATAAAACGAGTTTTATTATGGCAAATCAAAAATTAACTGACGATTACCCTCTTTCTAACGAGGAGTTGGTAGAAAAAGTCAAAAAGGAACACGAATCAAAACAAATTCGTGATTACAAATTTCCTACAGAAATCATAGATTTACCGTCAAATGGTTTAATCTATCCAAAAGATAACCCTCTCTCAACAGGTAAAATAGAAATGAAATATATGACTGCAAAAGAGGAAGATATCTTAACAACCCAATCATATATTAAAGATGGAACAGTATTAGACAGATTGTTTA